CTCGACCTCCTGCAAATACTGAGAGGGTATCGACTTGATTAACCCCACATTCTCCGCAAGGGACGCCTCAAACGCATCGCGCATGGCGGGGGTCATGGTGAACTCGATAGACCAGCCCGCCTCGCGTAGCGCCATCCGCATAGCCGCGCTGGTGCCCCTGAATTGGTTCTTGAGAAATGATTCGGCCACTTTGGGAGCTATGTCGTCAAACTTGCCCTCCCAGCGTTCCGCCAGCTTCATGAACTCGAACTGCATCTGCTCTGCTGGGGTTGAGTCGGTTGCCAAGACTGGCGGCGCGGCCTTGCGCTGTGCCTGTAGCCAATACTCCACAGAATCGGCCATCTCCCTTATGAGAGCGGTCATGCGTCGCTGATACCGCTGCCGGATACCGGCGTTGGGCCAGATAGCGCGGATTGCCTTCACTTTGCTGGCTTGCATGGTTCACTCTTCGGCGGCAAGCCTAGCATGGTGTGTGTCGCTTTGACAATCAGGTGAATGTCCACTACTTCCAGCCGTGTTAACTGTCTTGGTTCCCTCCATAAAATAGGCGGATGACTCATGCGGTTCCCCTTCCAGTTTTTGCTTTAGGCCCAACACTATAACCACCCTTCGATTTCAAGTCCTCATCAGGATATAGAGAAACTATCGCATCAAAACCATCCTCTTTCCCTTCCACTCCAGACGGATGTGAGTGAACGGCGTACCGTGCCCCTCTCTCACGGGCAGCTTGCATTATGGCCGCTTCGTCTTCGTCTCCTCCATTCATCAGCATTTCCATGATATCATCATCGATATTCACCGTCTTGCCTGGTTGGGCCTGATAGTGCATCACTGCGGCTGATTTCTTTGGAGCTTCTCCAAAACGATGAACATTCAAAGCAAACCCGCGAGCTTGGTCGTATTCAGTTGTCAGATAGGCATAAGAACCTTTGCGAAACTTGTTTACCTTACCTGTCCCGTGAAACAGAGTTCCTCCGCTGCTTGGATCGAATCTTCCTTGCAATCCTCCAGGGTTACGAGATTCTCCGACTATAGGCTTGGTTGTTTCTGTCCCGCCCGTCGGAACCCATGCTTCTCCTTCTGTAAACTCTCCTGATTCATCGCGTGGATGGTCTGACTCATTGAATTCAGCGTCATATCCCAAAGCTGAGTCTGTTCCCCTTTGAATGTGATATACATTTTCCCATTTATCGAGGTCTCTTTGTGCTTCTTTCAGGTTCCTTTGAGCTTGGTAATGAGTTGCTTCCCATAGAGGGTCTTTACCCTCAAGGGACTTCGCCTTAGCTACCTCTTTTTCGTAATGAGCCACATTGCTTTGGGCTTTCATTAAAGGAGCGTACCGAACAAGCGCGTTATCGATAACGCCAATGGGTTCTATATCTGTAATAGACTCATATCCATCACTGTCAGTTCCTGTCTGCTTGGCTTTGTAAATCCAGAGCTTTTGTTCTTTTCCTTTTACGGGGGGGCGATGGCCATATTCCGCCAATCGGCTGAGAAGTTCTCCGTCAGTTTTGTTAAGCCATTCAGGGTCTATCTTGACGGCAGATAGTCCATTGTGAAAAGTATGCGTCTGGTAATCCATCGAACGACCTTGTTTTCTATCGTATGAAGGACCAGAGGACGATCTTACAAAAATATCTTCGCCTTTATGTGATTCAATCAAATCTCTTAATTGCGCGACGTTCTTCTTTTTCGGAACTGAAGAGTCTTTAAGCACGGAAGTGCTTGTCTCTCCTCCTGTCTTATCGGTAAATTCTCCACCTTCATCACGCGGATGCTCACTCTCCACAAAGTCAGCATCGTATCCCAGCGCCGAGTCTGTTCCCCTTCCAAGTTGCGCTTGCTCTTCCGCTTCGTCCGGCGGCGCAATCTCCTTTGTGATGTCTATTCCTTGGTAGCCCGACTCTGGATCACGCGCCAGCCGTTCGCGCTCTTCTTGCGCGTCGATCACTCCACGGTCTATCAGGTTCCCGGCCCGGATGCTGTCATTGACGCGGATGGTCGATTCCTGCTCTTCTGTCATTTCGTACAGCGGCACGAACTCAAACGTGATTTCAGGGTCAATCTCCCCGTACATCGACATCTGGACGATCTTGAACATCTTGTCAATCGCGTTGCGCCAGTGTGCCTCTTGCTGGGCGTGGATATAGTCGTACCAGTTGCAGGTTCCCGCGATACCACGCAAAGCTGCTCAAGCGCCTGAGATTGAAGCTCATGCAATCCACCCAAGGGAACGGCGATCTGCTCAAGCTCCTCGCGGTCCTTGTCCAGCACCATGACGCCCTTATTGCTGCGCGTGGCCGTGAACAGCTTGATTCGGGAAAACAGGTTTGAGCCATCGTCCCCGCCGGTAAGCACCTGGTCCATAGCTGTCTTGAGCACAAGGACAGAGAAGTTGTTGATGAGGTCTGAAACGCTCTGCCTGGTCCGCAGCCAGTTATTGACATAAGGCTCCGCAAGCTGCGAAAGGCTTATCCCTGAGAAGTTGAATGCGGGCTTGAAGATGTCGGGCACTTCGCGGGTGACAGTGACGATTATCCGCGATTCGTCCCAATGCTCACCCATTACCCACCAGCTATCCGGCCTGTAGAAGTTTGGGCTGGAGGGCGTCAGCGAGTTGTACATCAGCGGCGTGGTCCAGATCGGATCGACGTTCTTGAATCCAATCAGGCTGTCTTTCTTGACCGTGCGCGGGTCGATGATGAGCGGCGTCTTTAGGTCTGCTCCCTTGATGTTGATGAGAATCTGGCCGGTGCCGTAGAACGCATCGTGCTCAGCAGCCTTGCGAATGATGCCCTGGATTCCAAGCGCGGTGAACGCCTGCTCAATCTCGGTAATCTTCTTTTTGGTAGATTCATCCTCGGTATCTGTGCTGTTGAATTTAATCCACTTGCGCGTCAGTTCGGTAGCCAGCGCCGTTGCCATGTTGCGGTATTCCGAGCGCAAAGCCAAGAGCATCAGGTATGGATAGCCGGGGAAGCCTTCAACATTACTGTAAGCATAGAGTTGGGAGCCAAACTGAGGCCCAGCGTCCATTGCCAGCCGTGCGCACTCGTAGGCCGGTTCGGAGTCCATTGCCACTTGCGGCGTTACTCCTTGTGGCGCTACCCCTTTAGGTATCACGGGAATCCTGATGGGGTAGTGGACGCGCTCGACTGGCCCATCAAGCGCCAGACGAATAGCAGATGGGCTGATCCGCTGCGTTGCAGGTTCGTTACCTTTGCGTTTCCTTTCGCGGTAACGGCGGACACGATCACTGCTGCTTGACGGCGATTCGGTTGGCTTCTGGTTTCCCATTAGAGGCACACTCCGTAACGATTATGCACCATTTCGCGCATCTCGTCACGAAGGAAATAGCCATCGGCGAAGAAATCACCTAAACGTGTCCATCCGTTACGGTAATCGAAACGCTGCGCTCCCTGCCAGTCCGGGAAGCTGCTGCGAAGGCCATCCACGAGGCGTAGCTGGCTCTTCCTGTACATAATCGGCGTCTGCTCTGCCTGCATATCCTCTTCGCTCCGGCGCTCTCTCATTTACGCCCTCAGGGCGGCTGCTATAGCCGCGTCGCTGACTAAAAGTGATGATGTGACCGGCGAAGCAAACGCCATGACAAACGCATCCGCCAGGTTCGGTGACGGCACAGAGCCGCCGATCCGAGTAGACTTTGCTAGGTCTTCCTTGCTCTCCACCTTCACCCTGCCGTTGCGGTCAAAGTCGCGCTTGGGTGTGGAGAGTTCCGTTTTCAGCTTCTCTAGATGCGGCATATCGCTGGAGATGCTGATTAGATCGTCATCTTTGAACTTCTCGCCCCGGTTGATTGCGTTGTAGGTATTGCGGAATCGGTCAGCGATCCCCCACCATGTCTGAGCTTTTAGGTTAGCGAAGAAGTCCTTATTCTTGATTCTTTCCTGCCGGTCGCTGACGTAGTATTCTTCCGGGCGCTCGACTGCGGCCCCGGCGTTGAACTTGGCATATTTGCGGCGGAGATGCTTGTCCCGTACCTGGTTCAATTCATCAAACTTTGCGCCACATGATGCCCCAACGCCGATGGAGTCGTAGCGTATTTCCGCTTGACGCTCGGACGCCGCTGCGTAGGTCCGCATACAAGACTTGAGCAGTTCATCCTCACGCGCCCGCCACTCGTCTGACCAGAGGGCCACGCTGCCATGCGAGTAGACGTTCGCGCAGGCGTCCTCTCCATCATCGGCCACGTCGAACCCAATGGTGTGCTTACCTGTAGCCTCAAAGCCCAGCTTGAGATGCGCGTCAATTGCGGCCTCAATCCAACTGCGCTTGATGACCGCTCCCTCGGCGTCTTGCTTCGGATTGCCCAGATAGATGTGTTGGTAATCGTCCTCAGACTCTTTCCTGCATCTGGCTATGATTTTACGGGCCGTCTCCGATAGAAACGGATTCTCTTCGTAGTTGATCTTGCGTACAATGTAGCCTTCGGGAGGATTGACCACGAATCGCTGATATGCAAAATCAGTTGCGTACATAGGATTAAAGATCAGCCAGATTTCAGAACCATCTTTGCGGTTGATCGTGGCTTCGAGTACATCCCACTGCTCTTTAGTGAGGAAGTGCGCCTCTTCAATCCACGTCACATCAATATCTTCGAGTGACCGAATCTCTTGGAGGTTCCGCGCCAGACCGTAAAAGATGAACTCTGAGCCGTTTACTTTGTGGCCGATGTGACGATCTGTTACGTCAAATTCGTCAGTCCAGCCAAAGCGCTCCATCTGGAGCCGAAGCAGCGTGTAAACCGACTCGGCAATCTTGTTTTGGAATTGCCGCACACAAAGGAATCGCACTCTTCCGGCCTTCGCCATTAAAAGCGCATTACCAGCCGCGTCTGTCGATTTTGAGCTGATGCGCCCACCATACAGCACACGGCCCGTGGCCTCAGCCCGCCAGAACGGTTCCAATGCCGGATTAAGCCTTGGAGTCGCCATAGAGTTCGGCTCGGATTTCCTTCATACCGCGTATTTCGTGCTGTATCGCCCCACCGTCTTTTCCGGTCAACTCGTTCTTATCGCTCTGCCCCAGGTACTGCTTGCCGAGCCAGATCAGCATGGTGGGATTCCCGGCCAGCGCAATCTCGAACTGTTTCCGGCGCAGGGATGCGTCACGATGGGAACGCCCCCAGGCCATTGTTTCCTTGTAATTGCGCTCTAGCGTATCGGGTGAGCAGTCGAGGATCGCGGCACACTCAGCGTTGGTCAGTCCGAGCGCGGCCAGCTTCTCCAGCTTGTCCTCGTCAATCTCGATGAACTGCCTGCCAGCCTTACGCACTCAGAACCGCCTTCTTGCCTGTCGCCTGCTCGTATCTGGCTACAATTACATCACAGTATTTTGGGTCTAGCTCCATTAAGTATGCTCTGCGGCCTGTTTTCTCGCAAGCTATTAGGGTTGAGCCGGAGCCGCCGAATGGTTGTCTGCAATGGCAAGC